ATCTCTTTACTAGCTCTGAAAGGATATATAATGAGCACAGAAGTAGCACTATCGGTAGACGGAATGAATATAGCTGATGCTATGGGTTTCGCTGCACCACAACAACAGCAGCAGACGGATCTATGGCGTGTTAATGCCCTAGTACAACAAGGTGTGAAGGATGGCAAGATCGTCAGTACACCAATGTTTAAGGTACGCAAAGGTGATGAGGAGGTCTATGCAGAGAAACTAAACATACGCCTCTTTGCTGAGCGTGTGCAGTGGACTAAGTGGGACAGTGAAGCTAACCTAACACAGAAGACTGTCCTATCTTCAAGCTTAAACGCAGACCTAAAAGATACACTAGGTGGCTTTAACTTGGGGCGTCCATCAGGTTACGTCAAAGACTTTGAGGCATTGCCTGAGGCAACTAAGCAGGTCATGCGTAGCGTTAAACGTACTAAGGTGTTTATGGGTTTAGTCAGCCTAGACAATCCTACTAATGAAGGTGGTGAGGCTGTAGAATTTACAGGTGAAGTACCCTTTGTGTTTGATGTTAAGAACCCTTCATCTATGAAGTCTATTAACGCAGTCACTGGTTCTCTAGTTAGCAAGGCTATCACACCTATAGAGAACAACATCAAGCTGGGCGCTACAGAACACGCCATGCCTAACGGTAACAAGTTTGCTCAAGTCACAGCTTCTTTAGGCGAAAGGGTAGGTTTCTCTGAAGGTGACAATGATCTACTGCGTGACTTTATTATGGAAGTAGAGCGCACTAATACTTGGGTTCTAAGTAAGTGGGATGAGAACAACGTAGCTAACATCTCAGCAGAAGATGCAGCTATCGTAGGCAGCATCATTGATGTGCAGGACTTTGAATAATGAATCACCCTGCTGAACTGTCAGTACACTCGTACCTTAGAAAGGCAATAGATGGTAAAACTTCTATGTCTAAAGAGGTTATAAAAGCTATCTGTGATGATGTTGCAGCAGCTTTAGAGAAGCAGTTCAACAGTGGCCCACGAGATGAGTTTAGGCTTAGGATGTCCAACATTGGGCGTCCTAAGTGCCAGCTTTGGTTTGATAAGAACTATCCTGAGACAGACATCCAAAAGCCTACCGCATTCATGTTAAACATGTTAATGGGGGATTGGACTGAGGCTATCTTCAAAGGGATACTTAGGGCTGCTAAGGTTGAATTTGAAGACAACGATAGGGTCACCCTTAAACTTGAGGGTGGCGCTGAAGTAAGTGGTGAGTACGACATGATTATGGACGGGGCAGTAGACGATGTAAAGAGTGCATCACCTTGGTCATACATGAATAAGTTTGTGGATGCAGAGACACTAGCCAAGGGTGATAGCTTTGGTTACATCCCACAGCTTATAGGGTACGCACAGGCTGCTGACAAGAAGGTTGGTGGATGGTGGGTAGTCAACAAGGGTAATGGACACTTCAAGTATGTGTCTGCTGCCTCACTGGATAAGGAAGCTGTAATGGCTGACATCCAATCTACTCACGACTACATAACTAATGACGAGCCATTTGAGCGTTGCTTTACTTCTGAGCCTGAAACATACAGAGGTAAGGCTAGTGGCAACATGAAGCTCAGTAAGCAATGTGGTTTCTGTGACCATAAGAAAAAGTGCTGGCCTGAACTCCAGGTTTTGCCTTCCAAGGTATATCAAGGTAAACAAACACCACCTGATGTAGAATATGTACAATTAGCTAACTAAGGAGATCTATAATGGCTAAAATTACACTAGACGATATTGAATATGACACAGAGGATTTCTCTGATGAGCAGAATAACATGCTTGCAGAGATACAATTTAATTCTTCTATGCAGCGCCAAGCAGAGTACAATCTAAATAGTCTCAAGATTGTTTCAGCAGAGGTCATTAGGAGATTGAAAGAAACTCTTGTTGAGGAAACTCTTGTTGAGACATCAGAAGATGAAAACAAAGAGGACGCATAAGTCCAGCAGGTATCGCAGCGGCCTAGAGAAAGAGGTTGCTGCGTTCCTCAAGCCTATTCAACATAAGGTCAGGTATGAAGTACTAAAGATAGAATGGGAAGACCTACGCTATCGTACTTACACACCTGACTTTGTACTAGACAATGGTATTATAATTGAAACGAAAGGAATGTTTGACTCTGAAGACAGGCGCAAGCACACAGAGATACAGAGACAACACCCTGAGCTAGACATAAGGTTTGTATTTAGTAACGCTAAAGCTAAACTATACAAGGGTGCTAAGTCTAGATACTATGAGTGGTGCGAAAAGAATAGTTTTATGTGGTCACATAGAGTTATACCTGAGGATTGGTTAAAGGAGAAAGGCAGAGTTATGTCAACAAATCGTATTGTACTAAAGGAAACAAGGAGAGATAAGTGACCTATACTATTAAACCTGATGAGATAGCTTTTTTAATTAAGCCTGTTGAATTTGATAAACATGGTAATTGGTCAGGTGAAATAGCTACTGCTGTTGCTATGCACAAAAATAGCACCATAAAGAAAAAGGAGTTGTCTAACTTAATAGACTTGGTGACTATGATAGGTGCTTTCTTAGATGTAATGAATTATGATGATTATGTATATGACATTGTAGAACAACGAAGAAATGACATAATAGAACTTGAAATGAAAAACCAACCACCTATATACGAAGAGGTAGAAGGTACAAAAGGTAAAGTAATAAGACTTACAGCTTTCACTAAAACAGAAGGTAACGCATAATGAATAACTTAGAAACACCAGATCCTGTAAACAAACCAGTACACTATAATCAGGCTGGTATAGAATGCATAGACGCTATAGAAGCTATGACTGAGAATATGTCAGGAGCTATAGCACCACACGCAGCCAACGTGTTGAAGTACATGTGGCGTTGTGAGTACAAGAATGGCCTAGAAGATATTGATAAAGCTATTTGGTATTTAGATAGAATGCGACAAAGGTGGGTAGATACACTATGATGCGGAGGAGATTTAGTGTTACGTTTGTTATGCAGTTTGATGAGAAGAATAATATATTATCTTCAGATGAAAACTCGCATGCAACAGATGTTCAAGATTTAGTGTTAGATACTTTTTATGATACTGATGATGTCACTATAGAGAATTTATTTGTAAAGGAGAGACAATGAAGCCAGACTATGATCCTTACTACGATGCATTTACTGAGAACGGTATACCTAAGAATGAGTTGTCTGCATACAGCCAGTGGGTAGAAAGTAAGATCCTAACTAAAGGTCAGACAAGACAAATGGAAAACACCCTTGGCCTTGTGGGTGAGGCAGGTGAGATAGCGGAGAAACTAAAGAAGAGTTTTAGAGATGGTGCTGTACTAGACAAGCAAGGTATGCTAAAAGAGTTAGGTGATGTACTATTCTATGTAGCAGCCCTATCTAACTTTTATGGATCTAGCTTGCGTGTAGTAGCTGAAATGAATAGAGAGAAACTAGATAGCCGCCAAAAGCGTGGCGTATTACAGGGATCAGGAGACAATAGATGAGCAACTACTTACCTACAGACTACCAAACATTTATACATAAGTCACGCTATGCACGTTGGCTAGACAAAGAGAACCGCAGAGAAACGTGGCCTGAAACTGTAGCTCGTTACATGGATAACATTGTACGTCCTGTAGCTGGCAATGATACGTACATCAAAGACATAGAGCAAGCTATCTTAGGGCTTGAGGTTATGCCCTCTATGAGAAGCTTAATGACTGCAGGCCCTGCTGCTGCACGAGACAACATAAGTATGTACAACTGCTCCTACATAGCCGTAGATAGCATTGTAGCTTTTGATGAAGCAATGCACGTTCTAATGTGTGGCACAGGCGTAGGCTTCTCAGTAGAGAGGCAGTACGTCCAGAAGTTACCTGACGTACCTGAGTTGTTTGACAGTGAGACTAACATTGTAGTTAAGGATAGCAAGGAAGGCTGGTCTAAGGCTCTACGTCAACTCATTGCTCTCCTGTACAGCGGAGAGATACCTACGTGGGACACTAGTAGAGTACGCCCTGCAGGTGCTAGGCTCAAGACGTTTGGTGGTAGAGCATCAGGCCCAGCGCCACTGATAGACTTGTTTAACTTTGCAGTCGCAACATTTAAGGCTGCACAAGGACGCCGCCTGTCTAGCATAGAATGCCATGACCTTATGTGTAAGATAGGGGAAGTAGTTGTTGTGGGTGGCGTGAGGCGCTCAGCTATGATCAGTCTGTCAAACTTATCTGATGATCGTATGCGCCACGCTAAGTCAGGCAACTGGTGGGAGAACAACCCCCATCGTGCTCTAGCTAACAACTCAGTAGCATACGGTGAGAAGCCAGACAGTCTATCCTTCATGCGTGAGTGGATGGCTCTGGTTGAGTCAGGCTCAGGTGAGCGTGGTATCTTCAACCGTGAGGCAGCTAAGAAGCAAGCAGCTAAGAATGGTAGGCGTGA